TATTATTTTTAGGCAATTCTATTGCTTTAAATCCTTTACATTTGCCCGTATCATCCATTTCACAAATGCTAGGAACCGCACATTTCTGTGCTTTATTAAAGAGACACCTATAGCTTGACAGTCTATATCAAGATAATCTCTACTTAACCACCCATGATGTTCATTTCCATGCCCTATTCTCGGCATTAAGCCATATATAATCATAAAATATTTTTTGATTAATAGAAGGATTCCCGATTCTCCACCTTCATTTCTTATTATTTGATCCATAGCATTCAAATTTTTGTGGCATAACTCTAAGTATATTAATTTATCCTATCGTATCTAAATCCTTGGAACGGTTAGGCCAAGTTCATTATATGATATTAATCAAAAACTATATTAAAATAATTTACCGTTAATTGGAATAGTTTGGACCGACTCCTTCGTGCGAATTTTTATTCCATGTTCCTTCAACGACTTGGGCTTAATTAGTTGAAATAGTTCCCCAAGATTAGTAATCTTATTTTTCTTTTTTTTGGTAAACTCATTTTGGGATTTTGCAGCATCCCGCAAACGCTGCAATACGGTTTCGGATGGAGTTCCTTCTTTATAGGTCACGCACCACCCTTCAAATTCATCTTTAATCTTGCCTTCCGGATCATTGATAAAAATTAATGAATTATAAAGGAGTTTTGGCAACTTATTTGCCTCTTTCTCTTCCTGTTCTTCGAGAGCAGCCTGTTGCAAATCCTTAATGATTTCAACAATCTTGGGCTGTTCGACTTTTCGCTCGGATAATGTTTGTTCGATTTGTTCAATAGAAAACTTCATATTTTATTTTATTTTTTGTTGTTATTTAACTGTTTTTAATGTTACCAGATTTTTTGTTATAAGTCAAGGTATATTATTCCAGTTCCGTAAAATTTGTAATATCCATTAAGTAATTTTTAATATTTTGCTTTTCTTTCTTAGTTAATTCCCGCCATTTAATTTTATGTCTCTTAAAGAATTTTTTAAACTTATTGCAGCGATGATATTCTTTAAGAAAGACTACCCGTTTAACTTTTAAAGCCGAAAGGATGCTACAACACGATATACATGGCGATAAATTTGCACATACCAAATCACACTCACCTACCTTCAATAGAGCCGATAAATTAACCACATCATGAATAAAACATTCTCCCTTTTCAACTCTATTTTCTTCTAGAGTCATCCACTTTTCTACTTTCTGACCACTAGGAAGTCCATTATATGATATTCCCAAAACTCGTTTATCTCTTGATATGGCAACGGCACTTACTTTAGTGTGGGGGTCTTCACTTCTACCCTTACCTATCAAGGATAACATACATCCATATTCTTCAATAGTTAGCCGATGCTTACTCATTTATAGTTATAATACGAACCAAAGTCATCGACCGATATACTCTTAGAAAATAATCCCAAATCATATAGAGATTTTAACGAAATCCTCTTAGAGCCAAATAAGAAACTACTACATTTAAATACAAACCAATTGCTTTCTCGTAACGCAATTTTTGTTTCCTTGGCGATACTCACGGCATCCTTTAAGGAGTCAAACTTCATTGTTAGAATATCTATATCAATCCCACCATTGGGAACATATGATGGACTAGCATATAAAGCAGGATACATTTTATAATACATATTATTTTAGGTCCACAACGTATTACGCCATTTGATTAACCACATAAGATATTGACTGTCAGTATCATATAACAATTTCTCAAGCCGATTTAACTCACCATATTTCAATTCATAATCCAGTTTACATTCGGACTGAGATTTAGTGTTTAATTTAGTCATCCAACCAATTTCAAACGGAGGATAGGCATTCTCAATTTTTAATTGTAATTCTTTCCTACCCGTCTTTGCCCAATTATAAATTTCTTCAATTTTCTTTTTATATCTTTTTTCTTTAGGAGTTTCCCATTTAATAGTTTCAAAACATTTTTCACCCTCAACATAATTAATGATGCCAGCGTAAAGAAGTTCGACATAACAATAATCTAAATCATGCCACCTATTATCTACTGCTTTTCTTATCCATTTCGTTTTAGGAGAGAAAAAACACTTAATACCATACCATTTATCATGCCGCCACCAAGGACATAGAAAATCATATGTATCTTGTAGTTTATGCCATACTTTTACAATTTCGCCACGAATATTAATCCTAAGAGTCGGTAAACTATCAGTATTGACAAGATATAAATTCTTATCAAGTTCCGCCTTATAATCCACTGATAGTGATGCCGGTGTAATTATATTTCGAATATCACTCTTTAATTTTTTACTCATAATTATTTAAATCTATTTAAAAGTTCCTGTTTAAGTTCTGCAAGTTTTCCATTATACATTCTATATCCATTAGAATTGCAACATGCATCTTGTTCAGCATATGCAATCCATCTGGCATATAAATCAAGCACTTGTTCATTGCCCATGAACATAACAACCTTTTTAATTCCATTGTGCTGTATGGATTTTTCAAAAATCTTATTATCTCGTTCCTGTCTTTGCTTTTTTAATTTCTCATCGGCCACATATTTCAATACTTCAAATGGCCATTCATACTTACCACATTTATGGGGAGCACCATTAGTATTTACCAATACCCACTTACCTACAATCTTTGACCAAGATACGTTCGTAGTCTTACAACCACGGCATTGTGGTTGGCGAATAGCAGTAGGATATGAATAAAAATCATCCATATCATCAAACATATATTCTAACGTCATGTCGGCTATGTCACCCATTTCAAAAGTTTATCAGAGAGACGATAAATTGTCAAATTATTATATTTTTCAAATAAAGAATTGACAATCAATCTAAAATCGATATACTCCAAAACATGAAATTAACAGGACAACTATTAGAAAAGTATTTGGCAAGTCCAGTTGCTATGGATGAAGAAGTTCGGACAGCATTAAAATTGCCCGATGATAAATATTATTCGGTTACGACTGAATGTGTAGCAAATCCAGACATGGTGGGAACTGTGTATGTGACTAAATTAAGCAGAGTTGTTACCAAAAAGAAAATCTCAAAATCAGACTTGAAAACATCTTGATGCTATTAAATAAGCGTCCAATCTCCTACTTTCTTATATTTTTTATTTATTACTTGGTATACGGATGTCCTGTTTAGGCCATATTTCATTATAAAGTGATGTTTAAATCCACTAAACATTTCTCCCGTCTTTGTATTAATGAATGAGTGTATGGTTTTATCTTTTGGTTGTTTTAATTTCTGGCGAGTAGTGTAAGATATCTCCGGTCTATTTTTTGCCGATTGACTCATTTTTAATCTAGTTCGACTTGAATAAAAGCGTCCGACACTTTTTAATCCTATTCGAATTTTTGTTATTTCGCTATGCTTCCGTATTGGTCTATTTTTTGCTGACTTTTTCATTTTTGCTATTGTTTCTGGCGAATGTCTCCGACCAGCATATCCCGGATTACCTCTTGCTATAAACGCAATATTATATACCATATCTCTTTCTGACTTGGCAATATCTAAAAATCGCTGTTCGATTAACAATAGCGTTTTATTATTGGGAATGCTATATTCGACGATTACAAAACGAAATATATCTGGATTATATTTTCTCCATACATTTTGTAGATGTTTATTATGATGTGTCCCTTTATTAAGTTTCCATACGTGTCTATACCAACGTTGCCTAACATTTTTAGCACTTCCAACATAATATTTACCATTAAGTTTATTTATTATCTTATATATTCCGCTTATTTTTTGATTTATAATATTTTTCCATTCTGATAATGGATATTCTTTCCCTATTATTATAGTAGTATCGTTTGCCTCTGGCACGTTGTTGTTCAAGCAACTCTTCTCTAGTTCGGTTGAGTTTTTTTCTTCCCATAATATAACATCTTTCTCTTGACTTTGGTGGTTGGTTAATGTATCATTCATACACACATAAATATATCGTCAAAACAAAAAGAGTCAAACAAAGTGAAATTATTTTTAGTTGACATTTAAATTAACTTTGATATACTACCAAAAATTATGAGTAAACTAATTAAATTCGCAGACGTGGAACAATTTAGGAACGTTCTACGAAACATCCAGCATAAAGCACAATTTGTCGGAGTTGATAGTAATGGAGACCCCATTATGAACCGTTTAGCAACACTCCCGAAAGTAAAATATGAAGGAACCGTGAAAATTCATGGCTCAAATATGTCTATTCGTATCGAAGGTGATAAAATCACATGTCAATCACGTAACAATGAAATTGATATTGTTAATGATTGTTATGGATTTGCTAAATTTATTGCGGCACTTCCAATCGAAGCAATTAACTATCTCAAATCTTTGTTCGGTGATAATGTCGTCATTTTTGGCGAAGAATTTGGAAAAGGAATTCAAGATACCGTTGGGGTTTCTCAATTAGATAAGAAATGGGCAATCTTTCGTGTCCAGACAATTTCTGATGATGAAGGGACATCTAAATGGATTACGTTAACGGATAAAGACTTAACTCCACTTAATAAATATAATATTTATTCTATTCGTCAATTCGGGGTTAAAGAAATTGAGATTGATTTCGAGCATCCTGCCGATGATATTAATAAAATGAATGAATGGGTCATGGAAGTTGAGAATGAATGTCCGGTTGCCAAGTGGTTTGGTATTTCTGGCATTGGAGAAGGACTTGTTTTTTCAAGTGTTGAGGATGAATATAAATCATCTAAATACGTTTACAAATGCAAGGGAGCGGCTCATAGTAAAAGTAAAGTTACTAAACTAGCCACCATTGATACCGTAAAATTAAAATCTATTGATGATTTTGTGGAACGATATGTTGATGAAGGTCGCTGTCAGCAAGCATATGATTATTTATTAACCCTAAACAAGCCAATAGACGAAAAATTGATGGGCGATTATTTGAGGTGGTTAGTTAATGATATTAATAAAGAAGAATCAGACACCATTGCTGCTAATGGATTAACCCCCAAAGACATTAATGGTGCAATTTCCAAGCAAGCCAGAAAATGGTATTTTGGAAAATTAAATAAGAACGTTGGATTGGAATAATTTCCATCCATATATAGATTTAAGTCTGCCGGTGAATAAAAACGTCAAACAAAATGAAATTATTTTTTAGTTGACAATTCTCCAATATCTGATATAATAGAGGTTATGAATGATGAATGGAACAGATGTATAGTAAACAAACCAAACGAAAATGAACGTCTATTAATCTCGGATGGAGAGATTATGTGCGTGGCTCAATTTATCGATAATCATTGGATATTCGATAATCCTAATATGACAGATGTGGTTGTATTATACTGGAGAAAGTTGCCAAAATTCCCGCCGAAAATTGAAGTAATATCAGCAGAAAAATAATATGAGAAAAACAGAAGAAACCGAAGAGTATACCTTATCATTTAATAATGACCAGAAAACTAAGGATTTATTATATGATGCTATTATGGAATTCTTTGCAGAACATAACACCTATAGCGGAGAAGCAATTTGTCAAGATGATAATATCTCCTCGGAAGCACCTGAGTTATTAGCAAAAATTGCCGATAGAATTTTAAAATTTGAAGTAAACTATAAATAAAAAATATGAATACATTAAAAAATAAATACGTCCTAACCATCCACTCATTTGTGGATTTAATAACTAATAGTAGCACTGAAATTTATGTTGCTGCCGGTGATAAAACCGTAAAAGCCGTAAAAGAAATTATCAATAATATTCTTGCCTTGGCAAAGAGTGATTTGACTTGTGACGACTTATTCACCGTTGAAATTGACTATCAAAAATATTATGATGATTATGGTGGCGAGGATTATGAAGAGGAAGACGAATATACTGAAAATGATAAATCTAAAAAACTAACTCCTAAAGAATTCTTCAAAAAAAACGAAGAGAATGATTATGGACGGGGTGTTTCCTTATTGGTTAAATGCACCGACCCAACCAGTAAACTTGGAAAGCAAACTGCCGAGGTTTTATCAGATTTAACCGGATTATTTACCATCGAAGAAAGCAGTAACTATTAAAAATATGAAAAATATACTACAAGATTCTTATACAATTAAAATTCACAGTTTCGTCGACCTTATAACGAACAGCAGCACCGAGATTTATGTCGCTGCCGATGAAAATACAGTTTCATCCGTTAAAGAAATTATCAATGGCATTCTTAAAGTTGGTGATAGTAAATATACCTGTGAGGATTTATTTACCGTTGAAATTGATTTGGAACATTTCAAGAATAATGATTATGGTGATAGTGGTAAATCATATGAGGAATGGGTAAAAGACCATGATTATGATGATTATCGTAGTATCCGCTTATTGGTGAAGTGTAAAGATATTAATAACCCAATCGGAGCAACAACTGCTAAACTATTATCCAGTTTAACGTCGTTGTTTAATATCGAGGCCAATCATGATGGATAAAGTCATAAAATTAATGATTGCTGCCATGTGGACGTGTATGAAATGTGGTAGAGAGTTGAAGAATGGAAAATGTCAATGGTGCAGATAAAATTATTGACATCCAATAGATAATCAATATACTCATCCATATGAAAGACAAAATTCGTAAACGAGTTGAAAAAGAAGCAAATTATTCTGCGGTGTTTCTCAATGGGAAGACGTTAAGAATTCCATTGGATGCCAAGAAGCCAATTACTGAGTTGGAATACCCGGAGTTCTTGGATTTAAGTTTTGGAAATAAATGTGAAACTGGAAAATGTAGTTTTTGCTACGCTAAAGGAAATCCAAAAGGTAAACATTATCCGGGTATTGTTAAAAAAATTAATAAATACTTCGGAAACATGACAGACAATCAAAGACCATTTCAAGTGGCGATTGGTGGGCAGCAAGAAAGTCTAGAACATCCCGAATTTTGGTCAGCGTGTGAGGCACTTAAAAATTTGAATATAGTCCCGAATTATACTACGAATGGAGTATTGGTTGATGATTCTGCATGTGAATTAACTAATAAACATTGTGGTGGACTGGCAATAACCTGCCACCCACATTTAGAATCACATTGGAGGAGAGCTATTGATTTAACAATTAAACACAAAATCAAAACTAATATTCATTTTATTGTATCTGATGAATCGTCGATAAATACGTTGAGTAAACTATATGATGAATATAAAGGTAAAATTGATTATTTTGTATTACTTCCCCATATGAATGTTGGATATGCAGAAAAAAATCCAAAGACGATTGCGTATGATGCTCTTGAAAAATGGGTAGACTCTATAGTAGAATTGAACGATATTGCATTTGGTGCGAACCTACACCCATTTCTTTCAAGAATTAAAAAATGGGATATTTCATTATATCCTCCTGAAATATTATCGAAATTTTTGGTGTTTACAGATCCGGTGTCACTTTATAATAGTAGTTTTGACTTGAGCGTCAAACTTCAGAGGAACTGGCTTTCCTAAATAACTGTATCTTGGTATATATAGAAGAAATATACTTCTCCATGTGTCGTATAATGGTTATTTCAGAACAATCAAACATCTGCGCCAGTGTCTTAACATCAAAATCGGTCGTGGTGATTGTTTGATATATTTTAACTGACCGCTCTAGCTGCAATAGTCTTAGTTTTGAGGAATATTTTGCAAACTCATCTTCGACATATCTAAAAGTATAATTATCACTACCATATATCTTACCCCTTAATATTCGCTGTAATATATGTTTTCTAATATTATACTTTCGATATGTATTTCCAATTCCACGTATCGTTTCGATAAATTCTCCATTTAAAGTAAATACTTTTATGTGTTTTCCAATTGTATCAGTTTTTATTATTGACAATAACTTCCTCTGTTCTATAGACATTGGAACTCCTAGTTTATTCGATGGTTTTCCGGTGTTTGCTCGTGAAATTTTATCTTTACTTTCTTGTGACATTTTACGTCCCATCGATCCACGAGCTTCTTTAATTACGTTGAATAATATTCCGAATTTGTCATATTTTTTTATATACCAAGTTTCCAAATCGTCCTTTTCTAGTATCGGACATTCCGAAATAATATAAAATCTAAACATATCAATCCCATACTTGTTATATGAATTTTGCAAATATGTATTTGGGTGAGTATTTAGTCTAAGGTATCTTCTATGGTCATATATGCGTATGTATAAATTAAGTGCCGACCCAATATAGATTTTATTATTTCCCAGACAATGTATCAAATATACGCCGACCTTCTTTCTATAATAATCTCCCCACATTCCTATAATATCTATCGAGTGCTCGTTTCCTTTCGAGTCTTTTATGTTTATCGTAATAGCGCATTCGCTTGGAGTTGTTGGCAATTCGCTTTTCTTCAGTTGTGTTGTATTTTTTAATTCTTCCCATAATGTAACATCTTTCTCTTGACTTTGGTTTATTGTTGTGGTATCGTTCATACACTATATACATATCATCGACTTTTAGAAAAGTAACAAAAAAGTAACAAATAATTTTAGTTGACTTATTATATGCGTCTGATATACTTTCAATATTATGAATACCAAAGAACAAGAACAATTGCAATTAATTGCTGATTTAAGTATTAAAAATAGAAAATATGAAGCAGCATTAAAAAAGATTGCCAAATGGTTCGGTGAATTTCCTCGAACGGGTAATTTTATCAATGGACATGAAACTTCCTATGAAGGCGACTATGGTTCTAATGGAGCCAGAGATTACATGAGAGCAATTGCAGAACACGCATTAGAATAATATGATTACTCAATCTACAACTTGGAAATATCAATGTGATTCATGTGGCAATCACATAACAACCAATACCAATGGTATTCCTCCATATTGGAAACTTATTAGCATATATCCGTTAATAAATAATATGCTGATATATAAAGAATTATTTTGTCCATCATGCTATAAAATGTATAAAGTTGCCAAGGACAATATTAAAAAATCAATTAAAGGATAATAATATGTCATATCAAGTTATATCAACCACATTACCCACCGCAAAAAAAGAACATAAATGTATCTGGTGTGGAGAATCTATTTTAATAAATGAACTCCACGCCAAAGATGTTGGTGTATATGAATGTGATTTCCAAAGTAATAGATATCATATCGAATGTTATAATGCATCTCATACATATTTCAAAGAAAGTGGTGAAAATTGTTTTGAACCATATGATAATAAGCGTGGGTCTACCGAAGAAAAATCAAATATTAAATTAAACTCTTTATTGGAAGAATTGACCGATAAAAATGAAGAATGTAATATTTGTTCGGGTAGTGGTAGTCCCGTATGTGATTGTATGTATAAAGAAAAATGTAACATATGTGGTAAGAGTTGGAGTCCAAGTCTTATAGAGTCTGGCACTTGTATCTTTTGTATCGTTAAAGAAAAAAACAAAATGATTGACCAACTAATCACGGAACGAAATGCCCTTGAAGACTTAAATATAGCATATCAAAAACAATCATGGGATAAAGAAATTACACACATGAAGAATATTTAACACGCCGAAGTTTTTGCACTTGTAAGTTTGATTTTAGTAAAATTAAACCAGAAAATAGACAATATTATAAGTCAATGCCACCATCAGAATATCCAAAAAATTGAAACTTGTTTTAACATATCAAATTACCGACCACTGCTCATATTCATATGATTGTAATATTCCATTTGAATATGAATCAAAAGAAAAGGCAGAATATGATTTACATGAAGAATGGCAACGAGTTCAAAAAGAAGAATTAGCCGAAACCATATATAAAAAGAAAAACGAACCTAAACAAAATGCCAGTAAAGAAAAATGGAATAGTTATTGGGAGTGGATGCCAAAAATTAATTATCATATTAAATTAGGAACTATTCCCGATTTAGAAGCATCTTCATTTACGGTTTGGAGAGATTGGGGAGATAAATATCTTAAATCTAAAGAATATGATGAACCATCAATCTTAACTTTGGACGAATGGTTTAACAAGAATAAAGAATAGGCTATGAATACAAACAAAAAATCATATAAATCCATACTTGATAAACTTCTAATTAAAGAATATAATCCATTTTATTATGATTTTTCCGATGAAACCGACCATTGGAATAATATTCTAAATGAACTTGACTCCTTATATGATAATACTAAAAAATGGAATAACATTCCAACTTTAAGAAAAAATATTCCTTTAATTATATCTCTCTTAAAAGAGATGGAGCCAGAGATTGTATCAATATATAATAAACAACTTGAAGAATATAGTAAAGATGATGAATGAAGATTTAAAATCCGCAATTGAATTGTTGAAAGTGGCAATCTGCCCGAACTGTGATGGTGTTTGTGGCTGGTATGTGGGAAATAATTGTCAATATTCTACATATGCCTTTCCAGAACAAATCCAAGTTCAATGTCAATGGTGTTATGAGAAGAATGGATTAATTAAAAAATATGAGTAAACATCTCAAATGTAAATGGAATATTGATAGTGAGTGGGATGTTCTTTCTAGATGTGGGACATGGCCAGATAATATAGAGGAACGCCGTAAATTATATAATCACATAGCAAAATATGCAGAACAAGAAATTAACATTTACCGACCAATTAATATTGATGGGAAATATGATGAACGAATAAAATTTGAGGAAGATAGACTAAAAAATTTAAAAATTAGTGCCAATATATGAAACCAACTCAAAAGAATCTTGAATGTCTTAAAATGATGGGATGCACTCCCGAAGGTAAAGATTTGACTGCGTGGTGGAGATTTAATTGTGGATGGGCATTTGTGTTGGATGACATGCCAAGTATCAAAGTATTAATTGCTCGATTGATTAAATGGCATTATTCATGTGGATATAATGAAGCAAAGGAAGGACATCCTAGATTTTATAAAAATACAGAACTATGAACATATTATATAGTAAAAATAAAAATAACATTCCTAGAGAATATGCTCTTTTCCTGGATGATGATGAAAATCGAATTCCTCAGAAATTACATTGGATTGAATTACCATTCGTTCCATATGTCATAGTTCGTAATTATAATGAATTTGTCGAATGTGTTACTAATCACGGCATTCCGAAAATTATCAGTTACGACCATGATTTAGGAGAAAAATCTTACTCTGAATACCATCGTGCCGACCAATCAGATAAAACTATAAATTATAATAATATCCCAGAAAAGACGGGTTATCATGCATGTAAATTTCTAATAGATATATGTATTAAACATAAAGCGAAACATCCAGAATATTATGTCCATAGCATGAATTATATGGGGAAACAAAATATAATTTCTTACATAGAAAGTTATAATAAATCTATTTTATTATAGTCCATCCATTTGACACTTTAATTCTACCAGTAACCAATCCGGAGGAAACGCCCCTTGATAAATTATACTTCATTCTAAAATCGTATTGTGTCCCTACAAATATAACATTTAAGATTTTATTTTGAAACCGGTGTATTATCGGACTTCTGAATTGAATTCCGTGGTGTGTTCTTACTTCTTTAGATTTGAAATAATTATTAGTTCTTTTACGTGCTATCTCTCTGGCACGTTCATTATTTTTCCAATACTTATTTAATGAACTGGTGCGATGGGATGTTCCTAATGGAGTATGACATCCCAGCGTTTGTAATTTAGATATCTTAGGATTGTTTTTATAATATAATTTGAGAGAGGCTATCATTTTTAATTTACATTCGCCTGTCAATCCTCCACCAGTCGCATTCGGATTAATATTGTAGCATTTATCTATATCTCGATTATCTAAATATGTCTGCTCAACTATACGCAACTTAATTAAATCTACTAGTTCAACAATCACAAATTCGAACGCATTCTCACCGTGTTTATTCCAAGCCCGCTGTAAATATATATTATGATGGGTATTCTTACGCAGCGAATTTATATGTATATTCCATCTACCGCCAATACCAGTAATATTATTGGCACTTCCAACATAATACTTTCCATTAACTTTATTTATTATCTTGTATATTCCGCTTATTTTTTCTTTTACGTTTATAATATCGTTTGAGAGCGGCAGAGCGTTCTTCGGCTGCGTGTTCCCAATAATATCGCATTCTCCATTGTTTTTTAAGTTCATGTTTTTCCTGTTCAGTTCTAAATTTTTTTCTTCCCATAATAGTTGTTATAACCTTTCATATTATAAATATAAACGACTTTATAAATAACTCGAAAATAATACGAAATAATTTTAGTTGACATTTAGTTGGAATTTAGTAAGATAAACTATATGGGAAAACAAAATATTATATCAGTATTGGAGTCGGCAAAGAAAATCCTTGACAAATAATTAAAATCTGATATACTAACTACCTATGAATAATACTACACAATATCGTCGGATTAACAACATTGTTAATAACACTTACGGAACCTTTGTTTCATTGACCACGCCTAATTATACGGGAACAGTTAATGTTGTGGCGGTTTCTCAACATTACGTTACAGTTAAACCTGTAAAGGCATCCAACTACGTCAAAATCCACAAGAATTCAATCTTGGCATTGAAGGGCTTCCGTGGAACTTACAATCGAAAGTTCGCCAAGAAAAACTAATTATGGCGAAATCACTTACTCCACTCGGAAATCGTATTCTGGTTGAATTGATTGAAATTGTTCAACCTAAAGGTGCAATTATTCGAGTCAATGCTGAGGATGCCGAGCGGGAAGCTAAGGTAATCTCCATTGGAACTGGAATGGTAGATTTGAACGGGAAGAAGATTCCTATAGGAGTTGAGGTTGGTGATATCGTTCTTATCGGAGCCTATAGCCGCAAAGAAATCAAGTTAAATGATAAATCATATTATATGGTTGAACTTGAAAATGTCATTGGAGTCTTAAATTAATCTAAGGCTTGGTCGTAAACGCCACTATTAATTTAGTGGCGTTTTTTATTTGACATTTAGCGTGGAGTTGATACAATACTTCAAATTATGAATGAATTAATTGTTTGGGTTACGGTATCTCCGCCCGGCGGCGGGAAATCGACGTGGGCTAAAAATGTAATTGCTGGAAATAAGGATATTGTTCTTATTTGCCCCGATACTATTCGTGGAGAACTTTCAGGAGACGAAAGTAACCAAGCGGTATCTGGTCGTGCGTTTTCTTTAGCAAGAGAACGAATGGAAGACGCTCTTAAAAATGGAAAGTCGGTAATTATCGATGCGACGAATATGTATAAAAAATCCCGCAAGGACTGGATTAATATTGCTAAAAAATATAGTGCCAAAGCTATTGCTGTTGTTTTTGAAGTTTCAGAAGCAACTGCAATTGAAAGAAATGCTAAACGTGCTTCCGGAGGTGGTCGTAATGTTCCAACTCATGTAATTCAAAGTTTCATTTCGAGATATGAACGTCCATCGCAGTCCGAGGGATTTGACGAAGTTAAATTCATTTCTAAATTATGAAAAAGCTACTAAATCTCCTCATAAAATATGAGAAAAAACACGCACCACGATTACATGAGTCTGGAAGTCTTAGGTTTACTCGTTGGTATAGATTGAATCTATATAGCGATGGGTCTGGATTTGTTCAAGATACTTGTGGATATTCAATTGATAATCCACAGGTGTTATTTAGATTTGAAGATGTAGATGAACTGGAAAAAATGTTAAAATCATGAGTGAACAGCCAGCTAAACAACCAACAAAGACCTACGGTAAGCTTTCCAAACGAAGAGTGGAAGACCCTAAAAAAGTTAGAGTGAATTGGGATGAAATTAAGGGATTCAAACCTTCAAAGTTTAAATAAAAAAAGTTTACAAATTATTTATTTCTGATATACTATTAAGATATGAATACACCTTTAATTAATACAAATCAACCAACGACAGCACAAGCACCACTTGATATAAGCCTCACCGGAGCCGTTACATGTGAAGTCTGTGGGTGTGGAGCGTTCCAAGAAGCAGTTATTTTACGTTCTGTATCTGGACTATTATCAGGAACTGGCAAACCGGGCTTCATGCCAGTAACCACGTTTGTATGCAGTGAGGCAGGACATGTTAATCAACAATTCCTTCCAAAACAACTACAAGAAGTTAAGATTAAACCTTAAATTTGAAATGTAGACCATGAGTGTGAGAGTATTCTCCACTACATAGTTACTAATTATATTGAAAAATATACTTAGTTTTTCTGAACATGAGGAACTATAGGTTCCTTACCTAAAGCATTCCAATAAAATCCCTTGATATTGTTATGCTTTAATCGTTCCGAAGTCTTTATTGACTTCAGATTGAAACCTAAATTAGTAGAACTACCAACATAATATTTCCCATTAACCTTATTTATTATCTTGTATATTCCGCTTATCTTTTCTTTTACGTTTGTAATATCGTTTAAGGGCGTTGACTCTTTCTTGTTTGGCGTGTTTCCAGTAGTATCGCATTCTTTTAATGTTGTTTCGTTCATTGATTTCTTCTTTCGTTCGATTTAATTTTTTTCTTCCCATAATGTTTATCGTAACCTTTCATATTATAAATATAAGCAGAAACGAAAATAGTAACGAAATAATGAAAAAATATTTGACTTTTTATAAATAGTCGGTATACTATATAAAATTATGAAAAACATTGTAAATAGGTCAACAGTGCTTAAACTTAACTCCAACTTTATCGTTACTGATATTGCACCGGTAGGCCGCACAATATGTGACTTGGTTTCGGGGACTGTTAAAGCACTTGATATAAACTATAAGCTTGATGAATATGGAAATCCCACAAACGAATTAGATTATTTTAATCCAGTTGATTGGGACGTGTGGGCATGTCTTCCGATAAGACCGTGGGATATGGTAATTCACTCGAAGAATCTAAATATCAGAATTCCTACGGTGGTAGTTACTAAAAATTATAGTAAGGTTAGATTTAAAAAATTCGAAGGGAAACCGTCGAAGGAAGGTTTGGGACTTCGTGATGGATTTACGGATGGATTTACGGGACTAGAAATAGATTTGTCCGAGGCGACCATCGAGCACGTCAATCCATTAAGTAGAGGTGGGACCGATACCTACGACAACACAATTTTAACCACAAAAGCTATCAATAATAGAAAAGGCAATAAAACGGTAGAGGAGGCGGGCCTTCGATTATTTGTAAATCCCTACCACCCACGGCCAATTCCGATATCAAATACAGTGCGGAAAGCTCGCCACCAGGACTGGCATTTGTTCATGACCCATAAACATTAAAAACAAATCCCCGCTTAAAGCGGGGATTTTTTGTTTATGGATATAATTTAAATACGTCGGGTCTAATTGGAGTTAGTCCACTTTCCAGTTCATAATCATATTTACACATCAAGTTAATATGTTCTTTAAATGGAATTCTATTTGGCCTCCATCCTAATTTATTTTGAGCCTTGGAAGAGTCGGCTATGAGCCGAACTACTTCGTTTGGACGTAATAAATTAGTATCAAATTTTATATATTTTTTCCAGTCCAAATTAAAATACTCAAATGCTATTTGGACATACTCCTCTCCCCAATGAGTTTCTCCATTCCCAACCACATAATTCTCCGGCATATCTTGCTGCAACATTTTCCACATTGCCTCACATCCAAAATCACTGAAATGTTCGTCTCTTCCCCAATTCAAATGTCCAAGCTTCAACTCAGTTGCTTTTCCAGTTGCTATTTTTGCCGCTGTATTGGTAATTTTCCTAACCACAAAATCTTTACTTCGATATGTGTTGCTATGATTAAATAAAATCCCATAACAACAAAACAAATTACTGTCCGTCGCCTCTTTATACATATCAATCCATCTTGCCCCAAGTTCTTTCCCAATGGCGTATGGGGAGCGTGGATGCCACACACATTCCTCATTAAAAGTTCCTTCGTATATTCCACCCACCAATTCACTAGTTCCGGCAAAATAAGTCCTCGTCTTTGGACTATTATTTTTCAAACACTCTAAAAAATAATAAACGCTTTGCCCATTAGTTTGGATACTCAGTTCTTTATTTTTAAAAGACTCTCCAACATGGGAATTCGCCGCCAGAAGATATAACTCGTCAATCCTAGAATGTTTTTTTAAGGTTGATTTTATACATTCATTCACACTACTTTGACATGAAATATCACAAATTTCAAAATATAATTCGGAGGTTGGGTATTGTATTAAATCTTCATTAAATATAGATTTTAATGAATGTTCCGTAAAAAATGTATTTCTCCTATATGTTAGGATTACTTTATATCCCTTACTTAAAAGTAAGTGGGTTAAAGTCTTACAATCCATTCCGTTGGCTCCAGTTATTAGTGCGATATTATTGCTCATATTGTAACTTATTATATAGTATTAAATCTAAATGTCAACTATTTTTAATCATATTTCATCACCTTCACCATCGCTTTCACCCGCATCACCACTATCATCACGCAACCCATGAAATTTTTCAAAGTCTTCTTCGGATAGATTTAAAAGATTGACTAGACTATTTATTATATAGCATAATGTCATAGTATCTAATTTTTGACCCATTATCCCATGAGCCATAAATACAATTAATTTATTTATTTCTGGCAAGCGGATATCTTTGGGTAAATTTGATGTATTTTTGCTATCAAATTGGCCACCATCTTTTAAAAGTCCTGGTATTGAATAATTATGCATTGCGGTTAGAATATCTTTCTCAACTCTCTGAATGAATAATCTCTTTATCTCCTCGTCAGTCCGACCAGCCTTCTTTTGTTTTTTAAAATATTTAGCGATGTAATCTTCAGTAATTTTCTTGGCGACACTAAAGCTACTAAGAACTCCCATCTTATTTAATAAATGTATAGGTTGAACGCTCATATATTAATAAATATAAGTCACTACATGTATAATCGGAAATATAATTGTTTAATATCTGCTATCAGGTCTTATATTATGCGTTTGCTGGCCTTGCATCCAGTCGGGGTCAAATAACTTCTTTCCAGTTCTAATATATCCACGTCCACATTCGAAGGTGCAGTTCAGGCATAATAACTGCAAATTTTCCAATTTACTATTTTTCCTATCTCCATCTTTATGGTCTAACAGCAAACATATCTTATTATCAACAACCCGGCGTTTATCATACCCACAAATATTACATTTCGGTTCTAATATATTAAACCGGATAAGTTTGTCTTTTATTATATAATCATTCAGGTGAGGGTGTTTATTGTCTAATATTTCACTGATGGGGTATTTTCCTTTTTCCGGAGAATATAAATTTGGCTTTCTGGTAGCCGAGCGGTTTATTTTATGAATGCCATATCGCCTGGCATATTTTCGAAATAGTGGATATGATACTCCCAATATTCTTGCCGCTCCCATTGCGGTATCCGCTTTCTCCTGAGCATCTTCTATTTCAGATTGTAATAGTGGACGATACCCACGTCCCCTCTTTGTTTTTCTGACCGGTGGAGGTAACAGACCATTATCATCCAATATAGTCCTATCCAATTGAGTCTCTTCAATTATTTTATTGGTTTTAAGGTCTTTAACTTCTTCTTCCAATTGTTCAAGTCGTCTAAGAGCGATAGACAATAACCGCTCCACTCCAACCGTTTCATAGGTTAGGGCAGGACTACTTTCTGGCATTGATATGCTATGTGTAACGACTGGTTCCATGATATAGTTAAATCAGTTTGAGCAGCCACCGATTGGTTGAGTGGCTAAATCAATATCATACTGTGCTTTAAACTTTTCCCTTAACAACTCGGCTTTAACATGAAATCCGGCGTTTACGATTGGCAAGTATGAGTTATATGAGTATTGTTTTTTGGGAGATTTTACTTCCCAACAGGTTGCGATTGGTCTGATATTTACCAAAATATGCTTGTTATTAACCCCCAATTCAACTGCCCGTGTTACAGCTTCTAAAAATGGGTCGGGAAATATATCCTTATCAACTACGTGCTCCGTCGTATTATCTTTATCCAAACATACCGCTATCGTTTTTAATGATGATTTCATATTATATCCTTTCATCTATATTAATAAATATCAATAAACTTTACAATCCCCATCATTAAGTTTATATTCCAACAATTCATTTTTCCGTTCATTATATCTAAAAAATCTACAGTTTAAATTTTTTATAATGTTATTCATACGTATAACATCCTTCGATTTTAAACTGGTCTTCTCTATAGCATTTTTTAAATGATATTTATTCGTATAAATTTGTTCTCTCCCACAATCAGGACACTTTTTTGTCCATTTTTTCCAGTATTTTCGCATTCGTTCTTTTTTAATTCGTTTTCCGTGTTTGACATAGTATCGGGCGTCTCGGACACGCTTTTGTTCAATGAGTTCTTCTCTGGTTCGATTAAGCTTTTTTCTTCCCATAAATTTTTATTTGTTGTATTATTCATATACTATATAAATATAGTGTCGAAACATAAAACGACGGAATATTTTATATCTTATCCCATGATATTAATGGCGATAGCCACGGAAGTTCCGTATGGGTTGAAAACCCTGGAATAGAACTTAATAAACTTCTACCTTTTATTTTTATTAGTTCACAAAATGCGGCATAATCTTTGGGATATGAGTCATATAAATATTTATTCCATATACTTAAATCTTCTTTCAGTATATTTACATTGACAGCGAATGTGCATGTTGTGCTGTTAGATAGTTTCCAATGAGATGAATTGGTTAATATAACTCTCGTAATTTCACCACCATCTCGAATTTCGGGATTGCCGCCCTCATCCGAATTTATATATTTATCATAATGGTCAAATCCAGTGCAATAATCTGAAATGGTTAATGCTTCTTTGATTTTTATGTCACTATTTGGTAAGTGTAAGTAATCATCTTCCACGAAATATACCTGTCCGGAATTTAATTCATTACATGCCCGATGCAGACAATATTTGAAACATTGTCCGTTCCCAAGGGTGGTATTTTCTATTTTAAATTTATCTGATTGTTTTGAATTTATAAATTCACGAAGTGTTGGTTCTGTAACATTATCGGCCACCAAATTTATATTGTATTTACCAAAAACAGATAGAAAGTTATCAAGACAATGTTCCTTCGTTGCGTGTGGAAGTCGGTTCTTTTTAAATGAATTGTTAGATATTCTGTAATAGATGGTCATATCGTTATTTTATATCATTTTTCAATTTTGTAAAGTTTTTATACTGAAATTCACTGGGGAATTTCCCAGTTCCGCCATTGAACTCTATTTCCATATCACGAGATATACAATCAATCGTAGATATGCCATCCGTTACTTTCATATTTTTATCTATGGTTGGACTATTAAATGGATTTGTATATGTGAAATTTCCCCATTTTTCTTTTAGATATTGAATATTCTTCTTCTGATATTCCGGTATTCTATCCCCCGCCGCCAGATTATAATTAAGATTCGACGGTATTCCGAGGCATGATACGGTCACGCCATTCATTTTACATCTATACTTATAATCTTCATCCTCACAACAACCTCGTAAGAAATTTTCATCAAATCTCCCTATTTTTTCATATGTGTCTTTATGAATACAGAATAATGAAAATTCAAATGCTTTGTCATAAGTTCCGGCTATGTTGGTGGGTGTGCATTGATTATATAATGCTTCCAAATATTCCTCGGAATATAGATTATCTTCATTGGATATTATTATCTTTTCAAGTCCAAGATGCTCAAATCCAATCTTACAAATCAAATTCCACCCGCCCGAACATCCTATATTCTTTGTGGTTGTGTAGTAAACCAATGATTTTAATCTTTCCGGATATGTTTGCTGGCCATTGTCTATAATATAGAATTTAGTGTTTGGAAATAAAGACAAATCAAGATGTTTATCTTGAAACCAAGCAGCGTTATATCCTAATATAAATAAATTATACATTGTTAATTATTAAATTTAATAGTTCTTTATCTGAAATATATGGGTCAGCATGAATATGTCTACCATCGGGACATATATTAGAAGGTCCTAATTTTACATCGTTGAATTGTTTCATTCTTCCAAATTTTCCATATAAATAATTCATGAAATCGGTTGTTATTATGCATTTAGTTCCAATTCCCGCCGCCAAGTTAGTTAATCCACCTTCTTGACCAATTATAACGTCACAGTTTTTGATTAGTGATGCAGTATAAGAATATAGAGAACACGACTCAAATCCCAAGTCATACTGACTAACGGATTGCTCAAATCCCAATGGAATAAGTATGAACTCTTTTGATAACTCCGATAATATAAAATCAACATTTCTTGTATTTATATGAGCATGATTAAATATATTTGGAAATACAATTCCGGACTTAAATTGTTCTGGAGTATATTCTACGGTAGACTGCTTCCAATTTGCAACATAACCAATTACTTTTTTATTGGTGTTAGATTTTAAATTGTCAATTTGAATTCTTACTATAGAATCTATGTTTTTATTGGTGTATATTTTGAAATTATTAGTTGGAGATTTGACATTGCATGCGGATTGAAATTGAATAGTTGGAACCTCATTTTGATTCACATGTGGCATAGTATAAACTACATCATAATTTTTTTCTATATTGGATATTGGATATGGTCCAAATTTATCGGATAAATAAACTTCACCAATAAAAGGGTTTAGTTTTAATAACTCATATGGCTGTGGAAATCCAATTAAAAAATCAATTCCGGAATATCCGAGAGATAATTCTCGACATAAAACTTCGGCAACTGATGATGCAAATAATATATCTCCGATAAATCCAGTTGTTTTAATTAGTATGTTCATATATTAAATTTGTTTTCCACTATATCATATCCATAATGATGAACAAAATCGGTTCTGTTAAATGGATGTGAGAACTCGTGTTCCACTAGAGATACCCAATCAATATTATCTTGATTATGACCCCATGATTTTACCTTACTTAACATTTCTTCTTTTGTTCTTACCCAACTATAATGATGGATGATTGGAACATTATTTATACTTGCATGTTGCCAATACCTACCTCTCAATAATTGACCTCTCTCGGAATTGCTGTCTGGATTTATATTTCCAAGTTCACGTCTAACCAACGTCCCTGCCGACTCAAATGACGTTGCTCTATATGTAGCATCTCGAAAATACCAATAACATAGTAAATCAAAGCTGTCGTGGGTATTAATGTGTCCCGAACTTATAAACTTGCTAAATTCATCATATTCCACAATCTCATCTGCATCCAGATATAATACCCAATCAATATCAGATTTAATATTCTGATATCCTATCATTCTGGAGTAATTGTGCCAGTATCTGGAAGGTTTGGACGAATTCCATGTATAATTTATAAAATCTACATTCTTATTTGAGTATGTCTTTTCCAATAATTCTTGGTTTTCTAGCTGTCCGTTATAAAAGTGAGATGATATTGGAACTATCACCTGTTCACTAAATAATCTGGCTTGTGATATACACGTATTTATAAACCGATGGTCGTTGGTGCAGTAATTTATTATAGTTGCTATCTTCATATTTTTATAAATGAACCCCAAAAAACGTTATAAAATTCTTCATATCCAAATTCTTGGAGATTATTATTTATTATGCTTGATTGAATGTTGTGGCGATGGGACTCACTAGCACTTGGCCAATTTGATTTATATTTTGTGGAATTGTATATTTCTGGAGAATGGCTATAATCATGACACATGATAACATCATTAACTTTCATCATGTTGGAGTATATTTCAAATTCTTTTTCTTTATTGCCACCATCACATAATATCAAACATCTTCCACGTTTGATTTGATTTGATATGTTAGTTAATATTGTTGGTGAAAAACAATCACCAACTATAAAATTTATGTTTGAGTTTTTTATTTCTCTAAATTGGTCTGATATATCATAACAATATAGTTGAGCGGCTTCTTTTTTATTGTCAAATATCCACTGGGAAAATGCTCCTCGGTTATATCCTATTTCTATAATTACATCAAACATAGGTAATATTTTTTTGAATGGAACCACTACAAGCGGAGTTTGTGCCGCTATGACTCCATTAACTATTAAAAATTTTTCGTTCATGATATGGTAACTATTCCAGTTCCCGAAAAATGTCCAATTTTAGTGACATCTTCCTTTTGATTTATAATCGAGTTCCAAAATGATGTCATTTGTGGATTTAAGAAAATATCATCCAATACTAATGTTCCCGTCCATCCAATCGAATGTAAATGATTCATAAATTGATGTTCAAATGTTCCATCGTGAAAGGTGTCGAGTAATATTACAAGTGATTTTAAAATTGTATCGTTATATGACTTGTCTAGAATATCGGCGATATTAAATTGTATATTGGGCGGCTGGTTTGTTATAGTTCGATTGTTCTTTATGTCGAATGATAGGACGGTATTAGATGGATTGTATGCTAATGCCAGCGCAGAGCATCCTTTATACGTTCCTATGTCCAATAAGGTAGAGTTTGAATATAATGTGCTTAAATATGCCAATAGTCTATAATGCTCCTTACCACTAATGTCTAGGAAGTATTTTCTAAATTCGTCTTCCACGACACAGTTTGATAGTAGCGACAAATCTAAGGTATCAAGGGTTGAGTTTTGTATGTTCATATTCTATGCGATAATTCTTGCTTCAGTCGGTCAAAGGTCATTAAATTTGATGTCCATTCTGGCTCCGGCCTGTTACAATATTTGTTTGGTAGATGGTGTATCAGCAATTTTTCTAAGTCTTGGGGGGTCTATTGGAAATATTGGCCTTACCGTTCCTCCCCAGTTTTGCCAGTTCGAAAAAAGACCACTCGCCGCACATTCCAACTTGGCAGGGTGTGGGAGCGAATAGAAATTTAATGATTTTGCAGCTTCTTTTAATTTTTTTCGTGTCAATAACCAACATCCCTGATGAACATTTAAAAGTGTGAAATATTTTTTACCATTTATTTCCAATATATTCTCTATTATCTCACATCCTCTAGCTAGGTTTGGATTTTGGTCGGGAATGTATTTAATATCACTATTCGGTCTATTTTCATATCGTATGAAGCCAATACAATTATTGATTGGGATTTCCCAATCATATTTGAGATATGCCAATATAGCATCTTCTTTTATACGAATATCATTCTCAACATATAAGAATAAATCATATTCTTCTATTTTATTATATAAATCGGTTCTATGCGAAAGCTTAGTCTCTCCATGAAGTATTGTTACTTCAAATTCTTTATAATTACGGAATTCATCCTCTATCATTTTTAAATATGACGATTGATGATTTCCATAATTTAATATAGATATTAAAAGTTTTCTGGGTTTCATTATCCATTCCCTAAATTTTCGTTTTTTGTAAATTCTTTATTATACCGAATATTCGTAGAAATTTGGGCTTCTATGGTTTTATCATGATATATCGCATATTCTTCATCAGCCGGAAGTGTCGCAAAAGTCTTAAATCCATCTATCCTCTCGTGCAATCTCTTCTTAAATCTAATAGCTGGAATATTTTTAAATAATCGCAACTGATAATCCGGAAAATTAACAATTGGACGATTGAGAGTCGTTGATATTGTTAATCTCCACCCCCATGGCTTGGCATGTTCTTCCGTGACTCCTCTAAAATCATTAATTCTAGGAACTGCATATGCTTCAACTGTAGGATTACTTTCTATTAGAGTGTGTAAATTTTCGCCCGTAAGACTTGTTGGTGGCATCTCATCACCATCTAATTGTATAATCCAATCTCCCGAACACTTCTCCACCCCAAAATTTTTATGAGACCCATAATCATTATTCAGTCCATGCATTATTATTTTACATGTTTTTTTCTCTACTATTTCATATGGCATCTGTCCAGCGAAATCTGCTAATAATTGGGTTGTCTCCATATTATCTTTTACATCAGAGTCAATTACGACAACAACTTCATCGTCACTATTCTTAACAAGAGTTCCAATAACTTCCAATAGACGTTTTAGTGTATCCTTTTCATTACAGCAAGTTATTAGGTATGATATTTTCATTCGTGATACTCAATTTTAACCTCAATCGACTTCACTTCTTTATTTTCTATTAAAATATCAATCGGTGATATGAATGATTTCGTAGTCGATTTAACATCATCTTCTTGATAATCCAATAACTCACATTTTAATTTTGTTATAACTTGAGCCAATTCTTTCTTTTCATCTTCTAACTTCTTATTAAACTGATTTAAGGTAATATTGTCTTGTTTATATCGATTAACATCCGTTGACAGTATTTGCAATTCGTCGACAGCTTCCGAAAATAGGCTCTGTAATAATGCATTATCAATTAATAATGGGGAGCGATGCCCCCTCAATACTCTATCATAGTTTCTACTTGTAAACGGAATTGCGGTATATGATTTGTCTAAGTTTCCGTTTATTGTTCCTTTATTTAAGTAGTTAGAAAAATCCGAACTGTGAGTTAATACTATACACGTAGCATCATATCCATTTTTAGAAATAGAAAATGCCCCATTTAACATTCTGGTCGTATGTCCAACCCGTCGATTAACATTGAAATATGCTGCTAATTCTTTTAATTTGTTTAATATGGTGCTCATAAGTTATTTGGTTGGGATTATGGTCGGAATTGATGGCTTCTTAAGTGCCGGTAAAATAATCGGTTGATGTCTAGGAATTTCCGGAACATATTTATCCAGTAAATGAAACAATCTTTCTTCCATTTTCTGTAGATTAAATTTTTCCCTATTCTCAAGCCCCAATTTAACTGCCGCATCAATTCTTTCTTGCGAATAATTATTAAAATAATCTTTCATCTTGGCAGATGCCTTTTCATAATCTACCTCGAACCACTGGCTCCCCTTCAATATCCAATCATTACAAGCTTCGGGATGAACTTCGGTCATCTTCCCTTCAAATAAATCTGCACATTCTTTATTCATATAATCCATATGTCCCGAATATGCCGGTAGAATTGTGGGTTTTAAGGCGAAGGTTGAGGACAGGCCGGATGCGCCCCAACTTTCTCCAAATGTAAATGAAATAAATACCTTAACTTTCTCATGTGAGTGTAGATATGCCATTTCATTTTCGGTCAACATACCATACATTAAATAAACATTTGGTAATTTAACGTTTGGAAGTTGATTTTTTACCATGTTTGTAATCTCGTTTAATTTAGCAATACAATCGTGCCGGTCAACCGTTCCAATTTGAGGACCACTCGTTTTCAGGATAAGACACGGTGGATTATCAACGCCCGCAAAAGTTCTAAGAAATGTTTCTATAAGTTTACCGGTATTTTTCCTATCACTATTCATGTTTCCGCCCCACATTCCACTATAAAAAAATGCGAATGTCTCTGGTATTTTATTCATCTCAACATCTATCGACTCTACACTTCCAATCTCGGAGAATAATTTATCGTCCAGACCCCACATTAAAGTTTCAACTGATTTTGTTAGTTTTAGAGGTTCTTGGGAACCATTGGGGTTTTTCTTCACATATTCCGTTTTAAGGGCAACGTCCTTATTAAATTCTGACATTACGATGTTCAAATCCATCAAATTCATGGCTTCTATAAACGGTGCGGATGCCACGCTAGTTTCAATGAACGCAGTCCCTCCAATGTTATAAGTTCCATTTGGTTTAAAATCACACGGCAACGAAACCTGAAACCAAACGTCTGGTTTTTTCGTCAAATTCTCACGCAACACCAATTTCATTAATTCTAGTGTTTCTGGGTCTTTTGATAGTTCCTCAATGTTTCTATTGGAACAGCTTCCCCATCCATGTGGAATAATCTTTAAAGAATAGTCTTTCTTCTTGCAATACTTTAAAAGACCCTTGGCGATATCCAATGAATATCGTCCATATCCGCTGGCACTAAATAAACTAGACTGAAATACTACCAGTGGCTTGTTGTTTAATATATTATTCATCTTATTTATTCTGTTGTTCTTTAATTTGTTGTTCGTAAGGTATGTGTGGAGTTAGTTCGTGTTTTTTATATTCTTTTAATATATTAGATTTGATGTCAGTTGACCCAAACCCATCCAAGCCTCGGTCAGTAGAATTTAAATCTTCAACGACATTTATGTTAACATTATTATAAAATTCGAAAATTATTTGAGCAATGGCAGTTTCCTTTCCATCTTTAATAACCGGAACGGTAACGTCCTCATTGCTTAGATTAATTAAAACGACCCCAACTTCATTTCTATAATCTTCATCAATAACTCCCGCCATAACATCCAAACCCTGTTTAAAGGCCAACCCACTTCTTGGTGCAATTCTACCATACATTCCACTTGGAATTGCCATTGCCAAGCCAGTCTTAAATAATTTACGTTCGAGAGGTTTTAATGTAAAGGTTTCGGTTGAGTATAGGTCATATCCGGCAGAATGTGAACTTCCCTTGGATGGAATTACTGCTTTTTCATTTAGACGTTTAATATTCATTCTCAAATTATAACTTATTTGATATCGAGTATCAACTTTTTATAGATTTTATTTTATCTTCTATTTTTGACTTGTCAATTTTAGGAATTTCAAATCCCAAATTATTTCGAGTGACGGTATTTCCGACATAATCTACAACCGAATATATTCCAAATGGGTTTGGCTTAACCCAATTTTTAAATACAAACTCCATGGAGGTTATGAATTGTTCTCCCATATTTTTTGCGTTTATCCCACCCGCCCCCAATGCCCAATCCCGCCCTTCTTTTCCATATTGTTTTCGAGTTTTGGGAGGAGTCATATACCAATACATAAATCCCTCGGCAAAATCTTCCCATTTTGCAATTTCGTCAAATATATATGGGGTCGGAATGCTTCCTTGTATATATCTGGCGGCGGGAAATACTGGATATGCCCAATTGCCACATGTTTTATATTTCCCATCACTATTACTCCCCCAATTACCGGTATATTCAAGTGGATTTCCATTATCATCGACAAATCCCATCTGGTCTTGCAGACCACCAGTAACGGTTGCCACGATAGGAGTCCCCGCCATGATACTCTCAGCAGTTGACAGTCCAAATCCTTCCGAACTAGACGCACACACCGTAACGTCGGCGCAATTATATAATAAATTTAAATCTTCAGGTGCTAATTTACCGGGTGAGAATAGTATATTATAATTTGGACATAGGGATTCCTTAACTGCCACTAAATTAGTGCCAGCGTCCAATGCTATTTCACAGTGTAGCACCAATAAACATTTAGATGCCTCTTCCGTTGTTAAACTGTCACAAAATTGCCGATATGCCAGAATTATGTTACTCGTTCTTTTGCGCTGAATATTTCTAGAATTATATAATAATATGAAATTATAATCTCGATTTTGAGTTAGTCGTTTTCTAAATTCTACCAATCGGGGGTCGGTGGAATTGACCGGATGAAACACTTTATCCGAAATTCCGTGGGGACAATATGAAATTAGCCGTTTGTCTACTATTTTGTTATTTATATTATACATAATTTATTTAATTAAATTTCCATCCTTATCAAATTCACCAGTTAAACTCAGACATCGTTCAGGCGAAAGAACCCACTTATGGATATTATGACTTTGTTTACTAATACCCATCAATAAATCACAACTATCATATGCCGGTCTATTCCACATAGGAAATGGGTTGCAATCCCATATGCTCCAATATATAAGCGGAATCTCCATCGAATGAATCTGCGCTTCAATCGAAAACAGCCAACCATATTGTCGTGGGTCTGTAATGAAGGCAATAGCGTCTGGCTTTTCTATATCAATTATTTGAAATAATATATTGGCATCGCCATATCCATTTGCCGGATATAGACGAACATACGCATCTTTTATACCGGTAATATTATTAAATTCAGCCGACATGTCACATACTTTACCTACTTCTGGGTGGTTATGTGCTCCACTTATGAGAGCATAGTCATATTTATGAACGGTTTGGGCGACCATTTCTTTTAAGGCAACGGCAACGCCGCTGAAAAACCTAATATCATCCCCGATAAACAGTATTTTCTTTTTTTTATTCATATTTTATTTTATTATATTATTGCTCCCAGAAATCGCAAGCCGAATGGCAATTTCAGTGAAGCTACTCAGCTTAAACCCGCCACGTTTGCAGAACAGATGTAACGCATCACTAACTTCTTGTGAAATTTGTATGGAACATTTAGGTATAACTTTTTTCTTCATGTAAATATAAATATATGTTACATCGTAGAAAATCGTAGAAATCTGTCATCTTTTAAAATATAAAAAGTTTACTATCTAGATAATCTATGATAACATTGGAAAAATGAGCATTATAAAAGACCGAAAAAGAATATCATATTCCCAGTTTTCCACGTGGTATGGCTGTGAATTTAAATTTTTGAATGATTATATCTTGAAGAAGAAGGTATTTGAAGATTCACTTAACATGTCATTTGGGACTGCAATTCATGGAACAATCCAATCATATTTAAAAACTCTTTATACGGTCTCTGAAAAAGATGCGGAGTTGATTGATTTGGTGTTGAATTTTACTGCCGAATTTAAAAAAATAGTAACCGAAAAAAAGATTAAACATACCCCCGAAGAACTGGCCGAATTTATTGAGGATGGACGATTAATTTTAGAGGAGTTTGTTCTTCCCGAAAATAGACGCCGGTATTTTCCCCGTGAAAAATATGAATTAATCGGGATTGAAGTTGAAATCAACGAACCAATATTCAACAATTTAAATATCGTTGGATTTCTTGATATAGTGTTGAAAGAAAAAATGTCAGGTGACATTAAAATTATAGATTTTAAAACCTCAACTCGTGGCTGGTCTTCGGAAAAGGAAGACTTCACCAAGCTGTCTCAATTGCGAATGTATAAGGCACTATACAGTAAAAAATTCAATATTCCCCTGAATAAAATTCATGTTGAGTTTTTTATCCTTAAACGAAAAGTATATGACAATTCAAAAGTCGCATATCCCCAAACTAGGCTCGTTCCGTTTAAACCAACGTCATATAAACCGGAAATTGACGAAACTCTCTCCGAATTTTCGAAGTTTGTAAATGGCGTATTTACTAAGACGGGTGAATATCTTCCGGCAAAGGAATATAAGAAAATGCCGTCTGACAAGCAATGTAAATACTGTCAATACTCCAAGGATGGTTCATGTGATAAGAAGAAGACTCCCATAAACCTATGAAAAAAATGTTCAAATATCCGCCAGTCCGAATAACCAAGTCATGGATAAATTCGTGTGACCAATGTATTCATCAAGAAGGAAAACAACATTGTAATTTTAATGGACTTACAATTAAAAATATGGATATAAAGAGATGTGCGGCATTTGAAGATAAACTCGACAGTAAAAATTTAAAATACTAAAACTATGAAAAAAATAATAACTATACTACTATTAATCTTATCGATGATAGTATCAGCACAGGCGCAGTCAACGTATACCAACGGATTTATATATTCCGACCATCCAATTGAGTGTAGATTGGTATCTGCCCATAATGGAACGTTGACAAACCAACTTGAAATGGGGATTTCATATATGACCGGCAATGCAATTCTAGAATTTTCACCCACTAACTTAACATCAATTTATTTAAGTGGTGGAATTTTAATAATTGCAGATGGAAATTCAAAATTTTCAATTGATATATTTGAACAGGAGATTTTAAATTTATCAGACACCCCAAGAAGAGCAAAATTTGGAAATTATAACCTTGCGATTACTATTTCTAAAGGAACTGTGGGGATATTATCCGTCACAAACGAATACTCCGCCATTTCTTTATCTGCCCAAGACAGTGCATTTCAATTGAGTGGTGGCTCGTTTATATTTGATGTAACTACCAATTCAGTAGTATCGTATTCCCATGGAAATATTAAACGAATTCTAAACCAGCAAAAAATCGAAGATACTCCGAAAGGTGCTCAGTTACTTATAAATCCGAGGTTCAATTTGACAACTACGGAAAATTATGTTCCATCGAATGGGCAGATTAAATTGTATAATGAATTGATAGAAGAATTGAATTCCTCGACCAATGTTGAATTTTTTACAATCCAAGGAAAGTTGATTGGCATATGGATGAAATAAACAAATACACACCGGTCAAATTTCCAGATGGGAACATTGGGTTCGACATTGATATATTAAATCCACCTATATCACTGATTGATAAGGTAAATGCAATTGCATTTCAGTGGCAATTATACGCCGGCATAGTTAAAATTGACGGATACCGAGCAATATTTGATAATCGATATATACATCTAATTTCTCATATACTTCCCCATCTTGGATATACGTGGACTAAAACGGAAACAAAAATTTGGAATAAAGACGAAGACCCATCAGAAATCGAATGTCAAAAATTACATTTGATTAAAATTGATTGACATTCATTGTTCTTCTGATATAATACGACAATATGTTATCGTCAGATTTTATAAATTCACTCTCTGAGGAAGAGATGGGAATGTTGCTTTATTTTGTGAATGTGGCAAGTCGTCCTCTCTCTCATAAAATTCAGTTTGAGATTAATGATTTGAAATTTTTTAGAAAGGATGTATTGGCTCAAAATTTAGTGTCGTCCTTTGATAAATTAACGCCAGAAGGACATCCAACCTTTATATCGTTAATGGAAAAATTCGGGGTTAAAGTAGAAATCAAGAAAGAAGAGCCAAAGAAAATCGAGGAACCCATTATAGAAATATCTCCACCCGAAATTGGAAATATTGATACCTCCGGTAGTATTCCTATGGTTAATGTTATTCCAGATGTAGAGATAGTGCCAGACCCAGCCACTACTCAATCGGCAGAAGTTCCTAAAATAGAACCTACGATAACTGGTTCATCGGAAGTGAAAGTATGAAGAAAATAAAACGAGTTTACATGTCGGCTAAAGACGCCACTATCCTTAATCACTATCAGGAAGGAATGCCTCTTAAAAGAGTTCAGAAATTGTTATCTAAACCAATATTCGATATATTTAAAAAATATTTAAAATAATTTATGTATCGTAATATTTTTAATGATAAACTTAGCGGTGTAATCCATGTAGATGATGACGTGCATGGTTGGCAGCAATATCCAGCTTCCGACTTTCATTATGCTTACCGGAAGTCACCATCTGGTAATTTCACTTCAATATATGGAGATAAACTTGAAAAAATAACTTCGTTTGATGAAACGGATACCGATTTGTTTGAGTCAGATTTGAACATTGAAATGAAGGTATTGTTAGATTTATATAAAGGTAATGAAGAAGTTCCAAAAGGACATAGAATTGTTATTTATGATATTGAAACGTCAACCGAGGGAGGGTTTCCTGATGTAAATACCGGTGATAAACCAATTACGGCTATTGCATTATATAATTATACATCGGATAAGTATTACTCTCTAATTCTCGATAAAGATAAGAAAGTCCAAAATAAAATCGAAGGAAATCAAATATTAAGAGCATTTGAAACAGAAGTTGGCCTATTAAATAATTTCCTAACCCTCTGGAGAGAATTAAATCCTACTATAATTTCCGGCTGGAATAATTGGTTCTTCGATGACCCATACATATATAATCGTATTAAAGTAGTGTTGGGGAAAAAAGCAACTTATAAATTATCACCTCTAGGAATCGTTTACCAAAATCAATTTACAAAGAGATTGGTTATGGGCGGAATATCATCATTGGATTATATCGAACTGTATAAAAAGTGGTGTCCCGTAATGAAAAACAGTTATAGTTTAGCGTCGGTAGGAAAAGACGAAGAATTAGCACATCAAAAATTAACATATAAGGGAAATCTGGACGATTTATATAAAAATCAAATAGAACAGTTTATAAATTACAATTTACAGGATGTTAAGGTAATACGAGATTTAGATAGGAAATATGATTTTATTAATCTAGCAATTGCAGTTTGCACGAAGGGGAAGATTTCATACGAACGATTTAAATTTAGTTCTTGGTTTATTGATGGTGCTATATTGGATTATTTACATGTAAATGGATTAATTGGGCCGAATAGACCAGCCAATCACAGACAATTGTATGAAGAGCAAGAAAAGTCTGATGATGATGGATTTATCGGCGCATATGTTAAGGAAGCCGAACCAAATTTGTTTTCATGGATAGTATCATGTGATATTACTTCACTATACCCAAGCACAATTATGTCGTTAAATATCTCTAATGAAACTTTAATTGGAAAGATTGAGAATTGGAATTGGGAATTGTATAAAAAAGGAGAAATTAATGAGATAAAGATAAATGATTTTGTATATACCCGATATGAATTTGACAAAATGAAATCCAATAACTCGATTTCTATTGGTGTTAATGGTGGCGTTTATACTTTAAAAAAACGAGGTGTTATACCGATGATACTTGAACGCTGGTTTTCTGAGCGTGTTAATTATCGAAAATTGGCAGGACAATATGCGAAAGACGGAAATAAAGAAAAAGAAGAGTTTTACGACCGAAGACAAAAACGTGAAAAAGTATTTCTTAATTCAATTTATGGGTCAACTGGAATGCCCGGTGGACGCTGGTATAATGTCGTAAATGCCGAAGCAGTCACATTGTCTGGACAGTCTATTATAAAGAGTGGAGAGAGTCTGGTAAACAGTATTATTAATACTAAACTGAATACTTCTGAAACCGAGGATAGGGTGGTAGCGATTGATACTGACAGTTTGTATTTTTCTTTCAATTTATTGATGGAAAATGATAAAATAAATGAAAACGATAAGGTAAAGTATTCGATTGATAAATTGACATATATTGCTGATAAAATAAATGAGATGTATAGTCATATGTTACCCGTTGTATTTAATGTCCCAACTGAACAAAATCGAATTAGGATTATTCCTGATGTAATTGCTAAACGAGCAATTTGGTTAGGTAAAAAAAGATATTCATTATTAAAAGTTTTTGATATGGAGAAGATGAAAGAAATTAAGGATAAGAATGGAAAAGATGGGAAGATTGAACATAAGGGGGTTGATGTAATCCGCAGCAGCTTTCCACAAGCATTTCAGAAAATGTTGGGCAATGTGTTGGAGAATGTATTGCGGGACAAAGAATTTAAACTTATCGATGATGATGTGATGGAATTTGAAGAGTCTATTCAAGAAATATCGCCAATAAATTTAAGTAAGGGAACGAGTGTGAAAATGATTTCTAAAAAGGGAGATAAGAAATATAATCCTAAAGAACGAGGAGTTTTTGAATTTATTAAGGGGTCTCCTATATCTGTAAAGTCTGCCCTTGCCTACAACGATATATTAAAGGTGTTGAAATTAGATAATCAATTTAGAACATTCGTATCGGGTGATAAAGTTAAATTGATGTATTTATCCGATGGGAATCCATATTCATTAGAGGCACTCGCATTTAGGGGAGACGACACAGACCCCGATGTAGTATTAGAATTTATAGATAAATATGGAGACAAGAAAAAGATGTATACTCACGAATTAAAAAAGAAATTATTAAAAATATACGTTGCTATGAGACGACCATTTCCTAATCGTGGAAGTCTTCAAGCATCTAAAATATTTAACTTTGAGGAGACTTGGTAAAAATAAATGAAAATATTTCTACGTTTTATGTAACTACGTTATATTTATAAATGAAAGGATGATTTATGGGAAGAAAACCAAAATCTAAAGAACATAAAGATGAAAAACGACGAATTAGGCAAGCAAGATATTATCAACGACATAAGAAAATCATATGCAAAAAACGGATGCAATCATATTGGGAAGGAATTCAGCATAAAATGTGATATATGTAAGTATAATAGATTCATTAAGAAACTTACGGACGAACAATTATTAAATAACGATTATTCATATGTTCGATATATACAATCCGAAGAAAAAGTTAATATACGATGTATATCATGTGATAGTATATATCCTCAAACTCCACATAATCATTTAAAGGGTCAGGGATGCCCATCATGTAAAGCTAAAAAAGTTAGTTTAATACATAGATTTGATTTATCTAGATTTACAATAGATGCCAATGTAATACATGGAATTTCTAGATTCGACTATGGATTGGTTACGTATATTGATGCTCATACCGATATAATTATCAAATGCAATATATGCGAGTATATATTTTCACAGAAACCCTATAGTCATTTGGCTGGCCATGGGTGTCCAAAATGCAAAGGAAATATTGCATCGATAAATTCTCGAAAGAAAATAGAAGATGTGTTATTGGACTTCAGAAAAGTGCATGGTGATAAGTTTACATATTATCTGGACGGTTACACGAATAATAAAATCGAAATAGATATGAAATGCAATACTTGTCGTAACATATTTAGTCAACGAGCCGACTGTCATTTGAATGGGCAAGGATGTCCTTATTGTGCCGGTAAACACAAAACAACTCAGGTATGTATATTGGAATTTGAGGAAATCCATAGAAATAGATTTAATTATGATAAATTTATCTATAGTGGTGCTCATACAGATGGAACTATAATGTGTAATAAGTGTGAGCAGGAATTTTTCCAGCCGCCAAGTGAACATTTATCTGGAAATGGATGCCCGTATTGTAGAATGTCAAAGGGAGAAATTTCAATTATGAATTTTTTAGATGACAATATTATCGATTATAGTTGTCAAAAAAGATATGCTGATTGCAGAGGGTTGGGAAATTTGCCGATTCCGTTTGATTTTTTTATCCCGAAATATAATTTATTAATAGAATTTGATGGAGTTCAACATTATAAACTAGGGTGTAATTTTAGAGGTCATACAATGACTAGCGAGGAGTTTGCCAAAATAAAAGAACATGACCGCCGTAAAAATGAATACGCTAAAATAAATAATATTGACTTATTGCGAATTCCATATTACAATATAAAGAGAATACCGGAGATACTTAGAGAAAAACTAAATAAATGAGAATATTTGATAATGAGCAATTTACTATTTAACATTCGATTTGGAAGTTATCATTTACAATTGAGTAAAGAATATAAATTATCATTCCATAAAAATAAATATTATATTAAAAATAAGCCGAATAAATGGTTTGCGGTATATTGTTGGTTTGGAATACATTATGAGTGATTATATTTATGATTCCGAAGAAATCTTGGATTTCTTAACTAGTAGTCGAAATACATACTATGCTAAATGTGAATGTATAGTCAGAAGATTCATAACTGGGAATTATAACTTTCCATTATCAATATAATTATAAATTTAAAATAATATGATTAAAATATTTAATGCCCTTGTATATTGTAATTGTAAGCGAGACTGGACGTTACAATCTTTATATCGTCGATTATTTAATGGATATTGGGTATGTCAAGAATGTGGCAAGAAAACAATAAGTAAACTTAAAAATAAAATATGATTAACCCCCCTACAATAGTATGTTTATGTGGTTCCACCAAATTTAAAGATGAATTTATACAAGCCAACAGAGACGAAACCCTAAAAGGTAACATTGTATTGACGGTTGGATTATTTGGACATCACGAACCAAATTTTGATATGTCCAGCGAAATGAAAGTAATGTTGGACGAATTACATAAGAGAAAAATCGATTTGGCCGATGAGGTGTTGATAATTAACGTAAATCATTATATCGGTAATTCTACTAAATCGGAAATTGAATATGCCAAGAATGCCGGAAAGATTGTTAAATATTTATGGAAATAAAAACAACCTATAGATTAGTAGAACAAGATAAATGTGGAAACTTAAAGACTCTATTCCATGGAATTAATGGGTCTCGGAAACTTCCTATTAATACATGGATACGTGCCGACATTAAAATGGTAAGTGAGGGAGTCAATGGTAAGAAATATTTGAGCGGATTCCATTCACTGGGAACACGGGAAGAGTGTTTAAAATACTCTAAGAAGTTTAAAAATAAACAGCATAGATATGTTGTTCAAATTAAAATTAAAAATATACGGATGAAAAAGCATAGCCCGTCTAAAGTTTATTTGTCTGAATATATGATGATAGAAGAGCCATATCAATTAACTAGAATATGAAATACGTTAAATTAACGGCAAAAAAAGATACTTGGTTTAAAGAAGGAACGGAAGTATATGATTATGATTATCCATATTCAGATAAAAAACATATTACGTTAGAATATTGGAAAAAATCAATGGGTGATTGGGGAGGTGGTGGGATATATGTTTGTGGAATACGAGTATGCGACGATAATCCAAATGAGAATGGAATGGGATTTAAATCTGGAGATGAACGTGAAGATGGTGAGTGGTGTAGGTGTGATGAATTCAACGTGGAGATATTATGATTAACAAGATATACAAATATATTAATGAGTATAGGTCTAATTTGATAGTCCCAAGATATATCCAACTAACAAGGAATGAAATGCAAAATTTAAATGATAGTCCAAGTCCAAATTTTAATTTTATAGAGTGTAATTTTAATGGTATTCCTGTGGTAGAGTCTGCACTGGCAATTGAAAAACGAACATATCAGGAAAAGTCATTGAAGGCACATAATTTTACAATATTGGCCGAAAATGACTTATTTCCAAGTGATATAGATATGGAAATAAATGAATATCAAGATTATATATCTGGAAAATTGAAAACTGAGTTATTTTATAGACTATATGCTGATGATACTGTAATTTCCCATACATTTGAATGTGACCCTTGGAAATGGATAAAAGAAAAGCTACATCTTACCAAATGGTTTCCGGTTAAATTTAAAACTATTAAGATTGATGGTAAAGTATTATATCCCAAATTAAATATCAAGTTTCCTCATAATACTCACGCCGTAAAATTTAAAATAAGTTGATAAAGAATTAAAAGTTGATATACTTCACAATATGACAAGAGAACAACTTCAACACGGACAAGATATTTTAAAACAGATAAGCGATTTAAAATTACAATTGAATAATATTGATAATTATAATTTAGATTATCCGGTTGATTATATGGCGGCACCCCATATTAAGAAATATATGTTAGGACATATGGTAGATTTTAAATCACAATATAAAAAAGTATTGGAAAATCAAATCGATATTCTAAACGTCGAATTTCAAAATTTATGAATATAGAATTAAAAGTAAAATTACAAAGAGCCATTAATAGAGTAATAATTGATGGTTGTGAAGATGGATTGTGGGAACAATTAATTCATCCAAAGCTAATAGAACAAATGACCAACGCCGCAGAATTAGTATTTGACTCGGCACAAGATGCTCAAGAATATAACTTTCACGAAGAACAAAAATGAAAAAATAAATAAAAATAATCAGTATTTTATGATAAGTGTTTTATATTTATAAGGAGAACCAATTATGGGAAGAAATAAAAAATATGAAACACTCGAACAGCAACGAGACGCTAAACAAAAAGATAACAGGTTGTATTATCAACGACACAAAAAAGAACTCTCCGAAAAGAGAATGCGAGCATACTGGAAAAAAGTTTCGAAAAATGTGTAAGTTATGTTGGCAAGATAAATTTATAGAAGAGGCAATTGAGTTGCATGGAGATAAATTTACATATGATGATGTTAAATATACTAATAGTCTCACACCAGTCAGTATAAAATGCAACTCATGTGGAAAGACGTTTAAACAGACACCAAGCAATCATTTAAGTGGTAAAGGATGTCGTGATTGTTCCTTTATAGCTATGGGACTTAAACGTAGATTAACAACCGATGTTTTTATATCTAAATCCGCTGAGATGCATAATAACAGTTACGATTATATATCTGTTGAATATGTCAATTCTAGAACACCAGTAACGATTAAGTGTAATACATGTGGAAAAATATTTGAGCAAACCCCAAACCAGCATCTCAGCGGACATGGATGTTCGGACTGTGCTATCCAATACCGAGCTAAGGCAATCAGTTCTAATACAGATGAATTTATTATTAAAGCAATCGGAATTCATGGTGATGATTATAATTATCAGTATGTGAAATATGAAAACGCAAAAACAAAAGTAGATATCATATGCAATAAATGCAGCACCAAATTCCTACAAACGCCGGTTGACCATTTAAGTGGAAGGGGATGTCCGAAATGCAAAACATCTAAAGGAGAGCTTAAAATATTAAAATTCTTACGGTTTAAGAATATACCATACATACATCAAAAGAAATATTCCGATTGTAGAAATCCCAAAACAAATCTAAAATTGATATTTGATTTTTATATTCCAATTAAAAATATATTAATAGAATTTGATGGAAAGCAACATTATAAAAAAGGATGTAATCTTAGAGGTCATATTATGACGGATGAAGAATTTAAACGTCAAAAAATACGGGATAGAATTAAAAATGAATATTGTGTGAAAAATAACATACGATTGATTAGAATTTCGTATCGAGAGATAATGTCAATCGATAAAATATTGGAACGGAAATTAAAATAAGTTTACTCTATAGAGTATAAATGCTATTATATCATATAAATGAAAAAATCAATTCTAGAATTATTTATAAAAAAGTTTAGTTTGGAAGGTGTAATTCCAAAAGTTAAACTCAAATATACAGCCGCTAATAAAACTCTACATGCTCGTGCTGTATGCGACAATCGTAGTTTTATGGTAGACGTAATTTTAAATGATTTTGATGGATTTGGGATTGATGATGCTATTATTTGCGTGGGTGATGTTGATAAAATGAAGGGAATGTTAAAACCTTTTGGAGAAGATATTACCATGGCGGTGAATAAGACCGACAGCGGGGACAGAGTATTAGGAGTTACTCTCAATGATGTTGATTGTGAAGTCTACTGTGCAGCGGCAGACCCAATATCAATCGATGCAGTTCCGAAGAATGTGGACGCACTTCCGGCTCCAGACGTTATTATTCCCTTGACTGACGACCTTATTGAAAAAATTATAAAGTCTAAAATGGCATTGAAGGATGTTGATTTATTTGCGGTTGGAATGAATAAGAAAAATGTATTTGAAATGGTGTTTGGGTATTTAACTTCAAATTCAAATAAAATACGTCTAACGCCACCCACGGACTCCGTTAAGAATAAACTAACCTCGGCAATGCAATTCCCGATTAAGAATATATGTGAAATTTTGAAATCGAATTCCGATATGGCCGGTGGAGTATTATTTATTAACAATGCTCAGAATATGATACATATATCATTTAAGAATCCAACGTTTACATGTAACTATTATCAATTTAGTAATAATAAATCTTAATTGTATGGAGTTTTTTGTTGTTTGTTATATATTTATAAGGAGAACCTAATTATGGGACGAAAAAAAATATATGAAACAAGAGAACAACTTAAAATCGCCCAACGTAAGTGGCGGCGAGATTACTATGCAAAAAATAGAGAAGAATGTAAACGAAAAAGAATGCAGAGTTACTTTAACTCTAAAAGAAAAAAGGGCAATGTGGCATCTAAAAAATAAAGAGAAAAACAATGCACGTAGTAGAAATTTTAGAAAAAATAATACGCAATATTTTATAGATTATAGAAATAAAAATATAGAAAAGATAAAACAAAAAGATAAAGAATACAGATTTAAAACACGAGAACAGCGGGGAGAATATGAACGCACATACATAGCAACACATAAAGAATCGATAAGACGTAAACAATCATTATATTATTTAAAAAATAAAGAATATATAGATATTAGAAATAAAGAATATTATAAAAATCATATATCCGAACGTAAAGCATACGCAAAAGACTGGGGAATAAAGAATAGAATTTTTAGAAATAAAAGAAATCAAGAGTATTATCTAAAGAATAAGGATAAAATTAAGGAATATGCATCAAAAAATCGAGATAGAATAAACATGCGGAGACGCCTTAGGTTGCAGAGCGATATACCATATAAGTTATCATGTTATTTAAGAATTCGGATGTGGCAAGCAATACGAGGAAAAACTAAGGTTGGTTCTGCCGCCAAGGATTTAGGCTGCTCATTAAAATACTTTAAACATTATATTTCTGGTAAATTTATAACCGGAATGACGTGGGAGAATTATGGAAATGCTTGGCATCTTGACCATATTATTCCTCTTTCTTCCTTTGATTTGACAAACAGAGAAGAATTTTTAAAAGCAGTTCATTATACTAACATTCAACCACTATGGGCTACGACGGCAATAGCTAGAGAAAATGGTGATATGACTTCTATTGGAAATTTAGAAAAAGGGGATAAAATAAGTTGTTAATCCCATACTATCTGATATAATGATTATATCATAACATTTGTAAAATTAAACCATAATATGTTTAAAATATTTAGAAAGAAACAGCCCAAGATTGGAGTCAATGCATATCGTCTTAATATTCAGACTGATATTTCGGCATATGAACTTCATCAATTAACATATCAACGATTGTTTTCATCGTATATGGAACGAGATGCGTGGTATAATAATTTATCCGATTTATGTAAGAGGCACGTGGTAAAATATGAAGAATTAGTAGATTATAACAAATTATATGTTTAAATTTGAACTAGAAGAGCAAGAAGACCCAAGTAAGACTTCAAGTATCTGGGCGGAAAAATACCGACCTGACAAATTGGAAGACTTTATTGGTAGTGATGATATTGTAAAATCTTCCAAAATATGGATTGAAAATAAAGAAACTCCTCAGTTATTTTTATTTGGAACTGCGGGAACAGGTAAGACCAGTCTTTCCAAACTATTAATTAAGAATATCCCATGTGACTCATTAATAGTAAATTCCTCGGACGAGACTGGTATTGACTCAATGAGGAACAAGGTTCAAGATTTTGCAATGACTATGGGGGTTCAGCCACTAAAGATAATTCTACTTGATGAGTTTGACCGAGTATCGCCAGAGGCTCAGTGCCTATTGCGTAATTTAATGGAGACTTATTCTGCCAATGTTAGATTTATTTTAACTGCAAATTATAAAGAACGGATAATTGAACCGATAACTTCTAGATGTCAATCATTCGAAATTAAGCCACCATCTAAGATTGACGTGATGAAACTTATTGTCAAAATACTAACTTCCGAGAAGATTATCTTTCAGAAAGAAGACGTGGCATTTATAGTCAATAGTTATTATCCAGATATCCGTAAAATAACTAATTTTACCCAACAATCATCAGTAGATGGAACGTTGATACTTACAAAGTCAAGTTCCCTCGACCACGACTATAAAGTTAAATTGGTCGAATTATTAAAATCATCCAAGAGTAATAGAGATGCGTTTAAAGAAATCCGCCAATTAGTTATGGACGCCGCATTTTCAAATTATGATGAAGTTTACAAATACTTATTTAATAAGGTTGATGACTACTCTGGCAATAATGCCGCTGAGGTTATTCTAAATTTGGCTGAGGCAGTATATCAAAGTTCATTGGTATTTGAGCGTGAGATTACGTTTGTTGCGGCGATGCATAAAATTATAGAAACAGTTAAGAAATAATATGAAATGGTATAATACAGATAAGACAAAAATGATTGACCTATCAAAAGTTGGTCAGTTTGATTATAATCCAAACACAAAGATATTGGTGATTTCGGTTGATGGCAATCCTCAACCAGTCCCGAAACAGTATACCGAAGAAATTTATCAATTATTAATCTCCATGGATGATATATATACTCAATCCAATAAAAAACAGTTATTAACCGAAACAAACAAAGTATGAACCAAAAGATTAAACCATTAAATTTAAATGAAGTAAGTTATTTTTTTTATGACGATGACGGTCGAATTTTAAAATTAGTTTCTGAGGGAACTAATTATCAATTTGATGGGGAGCAAGCAATAGAAATTCATAAGATATTACTCTCGAAAAGCAAAGTAAACGAACAAAAATCGGGAAAACAACTAATACAAGGATAAACAGTTATGATTGAAGAAAAACAAAAGCAGATATTAAACGAGGTAGTTAGCAATTTTGGAAAACAAGAATGGTTCCGAGACGCAACTATTTATGTCAACCATCCCGAAACCGGATGTCCCACATTGGAATTTAAAGTGAATTACATCCCGATTATGGAACGAAAGAATGTGGTTGCATTTGTCCAATCAAAGGGACTGCAATACTTCTTTACCACCGTAGATAGAGACGGAAATAAGGCATAATAATTATTTATTTGATATTATCTCGTATATTTATAGTGTATGAGTAATATACGAGAAAATAATTTTGAGGGTGGTGGTGGCGGAGCCGGAGGAATGTCGGGACTTGGGGGTTCTTATGGGACATATTCGAGTCCAGATGCCGTGCAAGACCCAGACCATTTTGAGGGAAGCAATGCTAATAAGGCAATGGGGTCTACTAGCAACACAAGTAAAGGGTTGGTTTCTCCTGCGGAGTTAAAGGCCGGAGTTAATCAAATAATGTCAAAGAAAGAAACTCCAACCCCAGACGATGTAATAAGTGGTCTTCAGTATGAAATGGGTAAAATGATTAAAAAAGACAAGGCAGTGGCTAAGGGCATTGTAATTGGAAATTTAAGAAAAGACCCACATTATTATCGGGATTTAAACCAACTCAACTCATCAGAAGATGCAATTACCCAAAATATACGAGAAAATATGAATACTGACGATATACGTGGCGGAGTTAATATTTCAGAAACTAAGAAAATATTTGCTGATATGTTTAAGGCACATGAAAACAAGTATGACGTTGATTCCCGCATTATAGATGCATTTAGGGAGTCGGTAGCCAATAAAAATAAACGGAAGCTTGATTTTAAAGATAAATTAGATTAATAATATTGGCGTTATAGCTCATTGTGTTTATATTTATAATACATGAGCAATAACAAATACTTTATTAAAACTGGCGGGCTTAACGAGTTCGTATTAAATACGGATAATGAGTCTAACAAGAACCCATTAAATCCAGCCGATGCCAATTCCGACACCAACACCCCCGCCGCCAAGGACAATCCACTCACAAGTCCTCAAGACGCAAAAGTAGTATCTCCAAATATAATTGGAATTGCGGTTAAGGGGTCATCCACGAGCACCACCGCAACCGGTGAGGTTCCATCTAAAAATGCACTCTCAGGTTACGAGCCAATCGACAACGAAAAAAATAACAGTGAGATTGTCGATAAAACTCCTGAAAACTCCGAACTAAACGACCCATCGAAATTAAAAAATGATGAGCCGTCTACATCTGAAGAAGAACATCCACATCAAATTCAGTCTGGCGAGACCGAAAAAAGCCACAAGACAGAGATGGATATCGACGCCTCAAATTCTGGTGGAGTTTCACCACAATCCGGCGAAGTTGACATTGAAGTGGATGAGAAATTGACGCCGGAACATGAAAAAGTCCAGAAGTTGGAATCTCTTTGTGAGACATATTCAAAACGTCCATTTCTCACGATGCGTGAAGTGTTGTTACTTAACAAGTCCAAAAAAATTCTAAGCTCGATTAAAAAATAATTTATATGGATAGTGCTAAAAAAGAACTTCT